TCACAGTGGTCAACAACAAAAGATACCAGATCTCTTTCGTTCTGTGCCTCTAAATCTTCTTCTTCAGTTTTGATTTCTGCGTATTGTTCAGCCATATTAATATCCTGATATCCAATCTAAGGGTTCATAATCATCGTCAAAATCATCTTCAAAGTACACTGCTGCATTAGCGATACTAGCAATAAGACTCACTGAATCAACCATGTCATCATGCACACCAGTGGTAGGAAAGTTAAGTAACTCGTCTTTAAACTCTCTTACCCAGTCACCATCACAGAGTTCTACCTGTCTGTGTTCAAACCTACCCTGTAAAGCACCTACAACTCTGTCTACTTTACTTCTATTGCCTATCCGTATTTCTTCTATTCTGGGATATACACTTTGCTTTAACATCATCTCTGTTAAGTATGGCAGTAATGCTCGCATTAAAGAACCTTTTTCTATTCCAATAACCTGTATGTCGTATAATCGGACATGGTCTAGGATTCTCTCGCATATCTCTTTTATATCCCACCTTCCTGCATCAACCTTATCTACCCACCATTTATTATCATCTCCTACCTTGACAATAGCTATAGACGTTTGGTCTAGGTACTTCTTTTTGTTACTGGCTTGCTTCGAGACATTCTCAAAACCTGCCAAGTCAACAGCCATGTAGTAAGTACCATGCTCTGGCTCATCATCTTTATCTTTTACTATCACCCAGTCTTCCTTAAATATATCTGACTGCGGTGCTTCAAAGTTAGCCATGAACTCCTGTCTGTATGCAAACGTAGACATGGTGTTCTTTGCTATCTCAATCTCTTCTTTATCTAGCAGCGGGTTATCAAAGCTAGTAAAGTGCCAGGACTTCCAGTCCTTTACGTCTTTTTGTCCTATCTTGTAGAGATCGTAGAAGTGATTACGTCCCTTCGGTGTACCAATAAATATACAGTGACCCTTCAAGTCAGCTAACGCTGGTCTAAGAATCTGTTCAAACACTGTAGGTTTAATATCTGCATACTCATCGAGTACGACAAACTTTAAAGCTACCCCTCGCATTGTCTCTGGTCTGTCTGCTCCCTTTAACGATATAACAGAACCATTAATCAATGTTAACTGCATATTATTTACATGACTGCTTGCTATCACTGGATTACCCAGTTCTAACAACTGCTGCCACATAATGTCTCTAGCCTGCTGTTGCGTAGGGGCTATGTACCAGACATGACCCTTATCAGCTTCTAACGCAGAAACTATCAATCTCCACGCAGCCAGTCTACTCTTACCTGTCCTACGACCAGCAGCTATGACTTTAAATCTAGCTGGATCAGTCCAGACCTCCTGTTGCCAGGGTAGTAAACTAATCTTCAGGTCTGACATCTACAGTCTCAAATTCTACATCAGTTACTTCTTCTTGTTCTAAAACTTCAGCTTGCTTATCACCTACCATTGATATCTGAATGTTAACGCTACCTCTACCTGCGTCTTTACCCTTGTCAAAGTAGGACATTGGCAGCACTCGATCAATACACATCTTTAAACAAGCCACCTGATCTTTGTCATCATTATCAAGAGCTTTAGTAATAATTGTGTTAATCACAGTCTCACCACTGGTTGCTAACAACCTAGCATGAAACTCTTTTATTCTTGCAGCTTCACCTGGCGGTCTTCCGACAACACCTCTTTTCTTTTTAGCTTCAACCTCAGTCTTACGAGGTCTACCGCGCCCTCTTTTTTTAGGGACATTATCCTTATCAGACAAATGTTTATCCTTAACTATTTTGTAATATTTATGTAGTTAAAGACGTTTTATGATAAATAATAATTCATAAATTTCTTAGTCTACATAAAGAGACGTACTATAGCATATATTAACTTGCGTGTCGCGGTTATTTTTTAGTAGGGTACGTGACTTAGTTCTAAACGGTCTTATTAGCTCTTAACGGGCTTTAACGGGCTTATTAGCTCTTAACGGTCTTGTTAATTATACTCTTTTCATTTTTATTTTTTTTGTGTCTGTTAGGGTATTAATAATAATTTATGCCGAGCGCACACCCTCCCCCCCTACAAAGTTACTCACAGGTTATTCACATGTTATACACAGGCTCCTAAATGCGGATAATCCTCATCCAAGTTTGTAAATGCGAATGATTCTCATCCACGTGCACCATTATAGTGCATAAAGTTATACACAATTGGTACACAGGTTATGCACAGGGGGGTTAAAATTTCCAGGGGAGAATGTATCGGCAAGGGCACCTCACAAGACATCACAGATCGACCACATACTATATGTCATACACTTATTAGCAGACGTATTAGTGCAATTATCACATAATAAAAAATGACTAGGAAGTCTATATAATCTATTGATTTATTTATGCTTTAAGAGAATAAATAATATGTCAAAATAAATTGTTTATTTGATACGAAAATGCTTGACTCAAAATTAAAGCGAGAATAAAATAGAGTTGTAGTTAGGGTAATTTAATTAATCAAGGAGAAAATAAATGACTAAAGTTAAATCAGAAACAAGCTGGGATGGTTACTACTTTCAAGTTACTTTGGATGGTAAGAAATATCCAAGAGAGCGAGGCGACTGGTATGTCATCTCTAGAGGTTTTGAACCAAAGCAAGCCAAAGAAGAAGCAATAGAGTTTGCTAAATGGGAGCGAGCAGGTAAATACATCTCTAGTGCAGGTGTTAAGTACGAGTCTGAAGAACAGTATGAAAAATTTATTGAGGAGGAAATGTCTTGAACTCTCAGTACAAAGACGTAGAGTACGTCATCATTGCAAACACCTCCGAAGGACATCACGAAGCTGTGATGTTCTTTGAGGATCTTCAAGAAGCCAAGAGTTACAAAAATGTTTTGGACTCTGCTGTCTACACAATAGTTCGTAGAACCACCACAATTAAAGATGAGGAGATAAAATGAACAACTTTGGAATGATCTTATTTTTATGTTTGTTGGCAGCAGCGCACGTTGGCATTCTTGTCTGGATGTGGCTAGGAGCATTGTCATGAAGTTTAAAACTCCATATGAGCAAGGCAAGTGTGATTGTCACTACCGCAGATATGATCGAGATAGAGCTTGCTGGAATGAGAAAGAACGTATAGAATATGATAAAGGTTGGGAATACGGTCAAAAACTCAACTACTACTACGATGATTTTGAATATTACGATAAGGATGAATTGTTATGAAAAATAAAACACCATTTCAGTGCGGTCAAGAAGACGCTTTTTTTAACTTAGCAAGAAGACCTAGAATGGTTATCGATGGTCGTGTTTACAAACTGGTTCAGTCTCAAGAAGAACTGGTGGCTCAGTATGAGGCTGGTCGAAATGATGCAGATGAGTTTTACGAAGGTAAAAAATTAACAAGAAGAACCATTGTATTTAAGCCAGGTGATGGAGATAAAAGAGAACTGATCGATGAAGTAAAAGATGGTATAATCGATTCAGGAGACATTGTTAATCAGTTAACCAAAGGTAAAAAAAGATGAGATGTCGTAGTTGTGACGTACTGCTTTCTGATTTTGAAGCAAGTAGAAAGTCAGTTGAAACTAGAGAATACATAGACTTGTGTAATCATTGTTTTGAAACGTCTGATAATAATGAATTGATTCTTGAAAGATTAGATTTAATGGAAGCAACTGATGATAAATCAGGTCTTGAGTTTGACGAGTTGTACGATACTGATTTTGATATTGATGGGATACCTGATATCTCATCTTATGATACTTAACTAAAGGAAAAAATTATGGATGATGAATTTTACGATGCAGATGGACACGATAACGGACAGCATTTTGCTGACACTGAAGAGGAGGCTCATTTTTACGGCACGATAGCAGAGTTTCTTAACTTACTAGATATTTACTCACCGCAGTTTGTAATGATGACAATGTTAGTTTTAATGAAAGAAAGAGAAAATACTCTAAATAGTATTAATTAATAATAATTTATATTTAGAACAATTTAAAACAACTTAGTACAATAACATATTTTTAAGGACTTGTCTAATGGGAATTCAATTAAAAGCACATCAACCATGTCCAGACTGCGAATCGTCAGATGCTTTGGCTGTTTATGACTGGGGAACTAAGTGTTATGCTTGTGATAGAGTGACTACAAATAAGCAGTCACAATTTAACAAAAAGGCTAATATGACAATAATATCAACCAATCAAAAAGAGCAATCAACAACCTTACAACACCCACAAGATGGTACATTTAACTCTGTCGCTGAAAGAGGAATTAGTAGAGCTACGATGGAATCTTATGGCGTAAAGAAAGATGATAAAGATTATTGGTTTCCTTACTATGATAAAAATGGTAGTATTGTTGCATACAAAAAAAGAAAAATTGACGATAAACGATTTAGCACTACAGGTAACTGGAAAGAAGCTCAGTTGTTTGGTCAAAATATGTTTGCTAAAGGTAGCAAATATGTCACTTTAGTTGAAGGTGAATTTGATGCATTAGCAGCTTTTCAAATGTTAGGTAGTAAATTTCCTGTTTTGTCAATTAGAAACGGAGCCGCTAGTGCTGCTACTGATGTTAGATCACAGTATAAGTGGCTGGATAGTTTTGAGAATGTAGTTGTTTTTATGGATAACGATGAGCAAGGACAATCTGCTGCTGAGTCCATTACTCAAGTTTTAGGATCCAAAGTTAAGATCTTTAAACCTACTGCCGATTATAAAGACGCTTGTGATTATTTATCCAGAGGTGATGAAAAAACATTTATGGATACTTGGTGGAGAGCAGAGCGATATATTCCAGCCGGTATTATTAGTGGCTCTTCATTAAAAGAGGATGTGTTAACTCGACCAGAAGAAGCTAAAGTTAGATATCCGTTCGATGCTTTAGATACATTAACTCTTGGAATACGAGACACTGAGCTTGTGACAATTACAGCAGGGTCTGGTTTAGGTAAGTCACAGTTTGTTAGAGAACTTGTTTACAGTATTTTTAATCAAACTACTGACAATCTTGGAATTATGTTTCTTGAAGAAAGCACAGATCGAACAGCAAGATCATTGATGTCATTACATTTAAATAAACCAATACATATTCCTGGAACAGAGGTGACTGATGAAGAACTTAAAGATGCTTATGACGCTTTACTTAAAGATGATAGGATTTATTTTTACGATCATTTTGGATCTAACGACATTGATTCTATTGTTAATAATGTTCGATTCCTTGCAAAAGGTTTAAATTGTCGTTATGTGTTTTTGGACCACGTATCCATAGTAGTCTCAGCGCAATCTAACAGCGATGAACGTAAGGCTATTGATGAAATAATGACAAAATTGCGAATGCTTACACAAGAAACTGGCATATCTTTGTTCTTAGTGTCACATTTAAAGCGACCAGACGGAAAGGGTTTTGAAGATGGTGCTCAAGTTTCTATATCAGCTTTACGAGGATCAGCTTCGATAGCTCAGTTATCTGATGTTGTTATTGGCTTAGAGCGTTCTAGTCAAGATCCTGATCCTATCGAGCGAAACACTACAACAGTCAGAGTGTTGAAAAATCGTTATTCTGGTCAAGTTGGTCCTGCCGGTAAATTGCTTTACGATTTAAAGTATGGTAGAATGTGTCAACGTCTTGATGAAGAAGATGATTTATAAATTAACAGGAGAATTATTATGATAAAAGATTTATTTGATACAGATGAGCCAAAAGAAATTGTTAAGAGCTTTACAATAAATGATTCAACTCGTAATGATTACGTTAAAAAAATGTATGACATTAGTTTTGATGAAGTTGTTGATACTTTTCCAATTGACTTTAGTATTGATTTTAACTGGAATGTTGGTCTGATTGTAGGCCAAAGTGGAACAGGAAAAACAACAATTGCTAAAGAAAAATTTAAAAACTTTCATTTGTTTGACAAGCATCATTGGGACTATACAAAATCTGTTGTTGATAATTTTCATCAAGATTTAGAATCAAAGAAAATAATAGAGTCTTTAACTAAAGTTGGTTTCAGCAGTCCTTTAAATTGGCTGAAGCCATATCATCTTTTATCGAATGGTCAAAAAATGCGAGTTGATCTAGCAAGACTACTTTTAGAGAAAGACGAGCCTGTTATTTTTGATGAGTTTACAAGTGTTGTAGATAGAGATGTTGCAAAAGTTACTTCTCTTGCTGTGAGTGATTTCATAAGAAAAAACAATTATCAATTCATAGCTGTATCATGTCATCATGATATTGAAGAATGGTTAATGCCTGATTGGATTTACAACACAGATACAAAACAATTTTCTCGGAGGTCACTTTGGCGAAGACCTAGTCTTGAGTTTAAGCTCAGAGAAGCCACAGTTGCAGAGTGGAGAAACTTTGCAAATTATCACTATCTAACTCATAAGATACAAAAAGGCAGTAAATGCTATGCTTTAGAATATAAAAACTATACTATTGGGTTTGTGGCGATGTCTCATTTTCCTCATCCAAAAGTAGCCAATTTTAAGAAAGTACATCGAATGGTAGTTTTACCTGATTTTCAAGGAATCGGCATAGGCAAAAAATTACTTAATGCAGTAGCTGAGATTTTTCATAAACAAGGTTTTAGAGTTTTAATAACCACTGGCGCATTAAGTTTTATTAATAGTTTAGACTATACTAATGAATGGACACTGACCAGAAAACTAGGTAAAGTAGGTGAATCTAAGGGAGTGTTAAAAGGTTCTACATCTAAAAATAGAGAGACTGCTAGTTTTGAATATAAAAAAGAATTAGCCGTTTCTAAAACTTTAGAGCAGGTTAGACAAGAAAGGAGTGTTGCTTGAGAAAAATAATTATTGATGTTGAAACTGATAAAACAGCCAGTCAGATCTGGTGTGCTGTAACTAAAGACTTAACTAATCAGGAGGTAAATGTATGGACGGAAGCAAGCGAGTTACTAAAGTATCTAAGACCCACAGATATCTTGATTGGCCACAATATAATCGGGTTCGATGCTCCAGTTTTAAAGAAGCATTGGAATTTGAATATCGACTCAAGCCAGTTGCAAGACACCTTAATAATGTCAAGGCTACACAACCCAGTTCTAGAAGGAGGACACTCGCTAAAATCATGGGGACTACGATTAGGAAAGCACAAGGGAGATTTCACAGATTTCGATGGAGGTCTGTGTGATGAGATGGTTGAATATTGCATTCAAGATGTTGAGGTTACCGCTACACTATTTGAGAATCTTAGCAGAGATCTATTGGATTGGGGTGAGTCAGTTAATATTGAGCATCAGGTTGCCCAGATTATTAAGAGGCAAGAAGAAGCAGGATTCAAACTTGATGTTAAGAAAGCAATGTTCCTTCTTACAGATTGGAGGAAAAGACTGGCAGAAATTGAGGAAGAATTACAAACAGTTTTCAAACCTATTGTAACTGAGCGATACAGTGAGAAGACGGGCAAACGTCTTAAAGATAAAGTAGAAGTTTTCAATCCAGGTAGTCGTAAGCAGATAGCTGAACGTCTTATGGCTCTTGGATGGACTCCTACCAAACACACAGATAAAGGCTCAGTGATCGTTGATGAAAGTGTGCTGACAACTATTGACAGACCTGAAGCTAGATTATTTGAAGAATACTTACTCTTACAAAAACGAATTACTCAAGTTGAGAAATGGATAGATCATGCTGATAACTCTAACAGAGTACATGGGCAAGTTATTACCAACAAAACGATAACTGGCCGAATGGCCCATAGCAAACCAAATATGGCTCAAGTGCCAAATTTAGGAAGCAAGTATGGAAAAGAATGCAGAGAGTGTTGGACTGTTGATGATGGTAATGTTTTAGTTGGTGTGGATGCCTCTGGTTTAGAACTTAGAATGTTAGCTCACTACACAAAAGATATCGATTACATTAAAGAAGTTTGTGAAGGTGATGTTCACACAGCTAATATGAAAGCTGCTGGCTTGTCTGATCGAAATTTAGCTAAAACTATGATTTATGCTCTCTTGTACGGTTGCAGTTCTGCCAAGATGGGAATCATTTTAGGAATATCTGAGAAAGAAGGAGGCAAAGTTATAAAAAGATTTTTAGATAACACACCATCAATTAAAGAGCTTAGAGAAAAAGTAGATCGATTGGCTCAAAAAGGTTGGCTTCCTGGTCTTGATGGAAGAAGATTACAGATCAGACATCAACACGCTGCTCTTAATACTTTATTGCAATCAGCAGGGTCTATCGTTATGAAGAAAGCTCTAATTCTTATGACAAAGAAGATTGACTGTGATAGACTACACGGCTCTTTTGTAGCTAATGTGCATGATGAGTTTCAAATAGAGACAACAAAAGAACTTGCTGAGTCTGTAGGTCTAGCAGGCGTACAGGCAATTCAGGAAGCAGGACTTTCTTTCGGGCTTCGCTGCCCACTCGATGGAGAGTACAAAGTAGGAATAAATTGGGCAGAAACACATTAAAAGGATTTTATGGCTAATCTAAAACCAGTTGTTGTAGAAGCAGATATTATGTGGGCAGCTTTAGATACCCCAAATGAAATGAGCGGTAAGTATCAAGTTGACTTGTGTAATTTATCTAAAGAATCAATTGATGCACTAGAGTCTATGGGTGTAGTTGTAAAGAAAAAAGAAGATAAAGGATTTTTTATTACAGCTAAGTCCAGAAACTATCCGATTAAAGCAGAGCTTTCTGACGGAACACCAGTTACTTGTAAAATTAAAAATGGTTCTAAAGGCATTGCTACCGTTAAACCTTATGCTTGGAGCTGGAAGAATAAGACTGGTGTAGGTACAGGAATTAATAAGTTAGTTATTACTGATTTAATTGAATACACTGAACCAACATCTTCAAATGATCTTTAACTATGCCTAAATCGATGAAGAACGCACACGCTCTCATCGATGGAGATATTCTGGTCTATAGAATTGGTTTTAGTGTTGATGATCCAGAAGAAGAACAATTTGCTATTTCTCGAATGGGAAATTTTTTAGATGTTTTAATTCGATATAAAGGCATAAGTTCTTATCAAGGTTACTTAACAGGAAAATCTAACTATAGATCAGAAATTTCTTCTACTTATAAACAGAATAGAAAAGACGTAAGAAGACCTATTCATTACGATTCTTTGCGTGACTACTTAGTTACAAAGTGGGATTTTAAAGTCAGTGACAATCAAGAAGCTGATGATGCTATAGGCATAGACGTATATAATTCTTCAAAAGACAGCACTTGTGTTATGTCTATAGACAAAGATTTAAATATGTTACGAGGCTGGCATTATAATTTTGTAAAAGAAAATTTGTATTATGTTACTGAACAAGAAGCTATAAAAAACTTTTACATTCAGATTCTAACTGGAGATAGAGTTGATAACATAGCTGGTCTTAAAGGCATTGGCCCGGTCAAAGCTAAAAAGATTTTAAACAATTGCAATACTGAAGAAAGTTTGTTTAAAGCTGTTCTTGATAAATATGACAATAACATTGAGACATTAACTGAACGTGCGAGGTTGTTATGGATAAGAAGACAAGAGAATCAATTATGGAAACCGCCAAACATTTCACAATAGGCTATGTTCAATGGGTCGATGCTGTGTCTGATAGTGGTTGGGAAACAGAAGTAAAAGTAGATGTACACCCTTGTCTTAGTATTGGTTTTATTGTTGACGAGACAGAAGATGCTATTTGCCTTGCGGCTGTTATATCTCATGACCAGTCTAACTCCAGGATACACATACCGAAACAGTGGATTAAAAGTATTAAGAAAGTAAGACTAGATAAGTTTTTAGATTTAAGGAGAAAGTCATCAAAACCCAAAGTGCAAAAGCCAAAGGTAGAAAGCTCCAACAATGGTTCAGAGATCAGCTTATTGAACAATTCTCGTTTTCCCGGTCCGATGTAAGATCAACAAGTATGGGAGCTGGAGGTGAGGACATACTGTTCTCTCAAGAAGTAGGAGATCAGTTAGGTATATCTGTTGAGTGTAAGTCAAGAGAGTCTATGGCTGTTTATGCTTTCTATTCGCAAGCTGCTGACAACTGCTCTGAGGGTAGACAACCAATAGTCATAGTCAAACAGAATCACTCTAAGCCTCTTGCTGTTATTGATGCTGAATATTTTGTTACTTTATTGAAAGGAACCAATGAGACATTTGATAATTCCTGATACACAATGTAAACCAAATCATTCGTTTCAGCATTTAGAATGGGCTGGTAAGTACGCTGTCAAGACCAAGCCAGAAGTTATTGTTCATCTTGGCGATCACTGGGATATGCCTAGTCTTTCCATTTACGATGTTGGTAAAAAAGCATTTGAAGGAAGAACATACAATGATGACATTCAAGCAGGAAACAAAGCTATGGATGTATTTATGAAGCCTATTATTGATGAACAAAAAAAACAGAAAGCAAACAAAAAGAAAGTCTGGAAACCTAAAAAGATTTTTCTTATTGGAAACCATGAGTATCGTATTGACAGAGCTATTGAGTCAGACAGAAAGCTAGAAGGCTTGATTGGTTATGATGATTTTAATTTAAAGAAATATAACTGGGAGGTTCGTTCTTTTCTAGATGTAGCGGTCATAAACGGGATAGCTTATAGTCACTACTTTACTTCTGGTGTAATGGGTAGACCTGTAAGTAATCCTAATTTGCTACTGCAAAAAAAACATATGTCGTGCATTATGGGTCATGTCCAAGATAGAGCTATTTCTTTCAGTAAGAAGGCAGACGGTAAAGGCATTACGGGTATCTTTGCTGGTATCTACTATCAACATGATGAGGACTATCTAACTCCTCAGACTAATGGTAGCTGGTCTGGTATCTGGATGCTGAACGAAGTAAACGATGGTAGCTTTGACGAGATGCCTGTGTCCATAAACTATCTGAGGAAACAGTATGGAAATTAAAAAGGTACTACAAACCAGAGCAGATACTTACGGTCAGTATCATATGGTTAGTAAGATCAGCCAAGAACTAAAACAAGTTATGAAGTATTCACCTAACTACGCTACAATGCCTGACTACATGAAGGAATCTCTCGATCTGATTGCAAACAAGTTAGCTAGGATTCTTAACGGAGATCCGTTATATGATGACTCATGGAGAGATATCTCTGGGTACTGCACTTTGGTACTTATGGAAATAGAAGATATGGAGAATCATTGTGAACCTGACGCTTGCTGAACTCATAGAGAAACTTAGTGTGTACAATGAGATAGATATTCTAGAATTATTAGATCTCACCTCGTCTGACATACTAGATAGATTTGAAGACTTAGTAGAAGAGAATTACGATAAACTAATAAAGGAAATAGAATAATGGATTTTTACCAAGAATATATTGCTAAGAGTAGGTACTGTAGGTTTGTGCAGGACGAAGGACGTAGAGAGAACTGGTATGAGACAGTCGATAGATACATGGACTTCATGAAGAACCATCTGGAGACTAAGCATAACCATGTGATCCCGATGGAGACAGACTCAGAGTTGCGTGAAGCTATCAAGAACTTAGAGGTTGTACCTTCTATGCGTTCTATCATGTCAGCAGGTAAGGCTCTGGACAGGGACAACACAGCAGGATACAACTGTAGCTACCTGCCTGTTGATGATCCTAAAGCATTCGATGAGGCTATGTATATCCTACTGTGTGGTACTGGTGTAGGTTTCAGTGTTGAGCATAAGTACGTTGATAAGCTACCTGAGATACCTGAGAAGCTATTCAAGTCAGACACGACTATCGTTGTTGCTGATAGCAAGGAAGGATGGGCTAAGGCATTACGTCAGGTCATAGCACTACTGTACTCCGGTGAGATACCGAAGTGGGACTTACGAAAGGTTAGACCAGCAGGTGCTAGACTCAAGACCTTTGGTGGTAGAGCTAGTGGACCAGCACCACTGAATGAGTTGATTGAGTTTGTCATTAAGAAGTTTCAAGGTGCAGCAGGACGTAAGCTCAACACATTAGAGTGTCACGACATCATGTGTAAGGTAGCTGAGGTTGTAGTAGTGGGTGGTGTTAGACGTTCAGCTATGATCTCACTGTCTGATCTGGAAGATGACAAGATGAGACACGCTAAGGTAGGACAGTGGTGGGAAGCTAATCCTCAACGTG